GCGCCCGTTCTTGAAGTTCTGGAGGGCGTCTTGCCGGGCCGAGCCTATGTCGCGCAGCACGTTGTCTTCTAGTAGGGGTGCCAAGTTGGCGCCGAACGACATGTCGACTTCGATTTCCTCGACGTCTGGAATGACCTCCAAAGACTCTTCGGAGAATTCGAATTCCATAACGGGTACTTCGGTTTCGAGATTATCGGACATGGGTTACTTGACTCCAATAGGAACGGAAGGGTTTGCGACGCTAGACGCGGTCAGGCTGGTTGACTGTTTCTTGGGTCAGTTCGTAGCGGCGCCGCAAATACAGCAGGGCCATGACCATGGCATCGACGGCGTCGTCGTGAGCGCCCTTGGGGAATTCGAGGGCCTCTTGAAGGAGTTCGGCACCGTACTTGCGCTTCAGGGGTATCCAGACACGCTGACGTTCGATGATGCCCGACACCGCGTGGGCACGAGCTACTTTATCACGATCCGGCTGAAAAGGCAACACGGGCAAGCCATTAAGCTTCAGGTCTTGGAGGAGGGATTGGCCCGAGGCTTTGTTTTCGATGATGATCCGGTCAGGCTTAAAGATGGAATGTTGCTCTTTGGCAGCGGCCCGGAGTTGGGGGAAGGACCAGCGGCCCCGCACTTGATTGAGGAGGATCGCGTTAGGCTCTTGATATTCATAGCCTTTCTCGTCCGTAAAGGTGAGGTGGAATATGCCCCAGGTCTGGATGACCGAGAAGTCAGCTTTGGATTTGGTGCTGAAGGCGGTGTCGAGGGTCTGAATAATTTCGTCGCATTCGGGCGGGTCGTCCTCGTCCCAATCCTGAAAGTCGTCTTTGTTGAAGACGTTACCGTCCTCCCCGGTTGGGGTCTGCATGTACAGCGCGCCCCAATCGGAACGCGACAGACCTTCGCGGGTGGATATGAGGTCATCCATCGTAATGAATTCGGGCCAATACGATTCGGCTTCCGGCAGCATCAGATAGTCGGACGCACCCTTGTCGAGGATAGCTGGTATCGAGATGACTTCCCACTGATCGACGCGGGCATTGCGGGCGGACTTGTCGAGCAGGTAGCCGCTAAGATCGCGGACGTGCCAGCGCGTGTTGACCAACACAATCCGGGAGTCGGGCAGCTTACGAGAGCGGAAGCCGGGGCCATACCAGTTGTTGACGCGCTCGCGCTCGGTGTCGGATTTGGCGGTCTGTTCGGAGAGGGGGTCATCGAGAATGCCCAAGTTGAAGCGATAACCAGCGATGGACTTGCCCGCGCCCGCTGGCATGAAGGACCCGCCTGTGGCCAGCTTCCAGTTGGTGACACCCGACATGTCGTCGCGGATTTGCACGCCCGGAAAGATTTCGAGGTATTCGGAAGAACGCACGAGATCGCGGATACGGCCAGAACATTCGACGGCCTTGTCGGTGGTGTGCGAAATCCACATGAAACGCCAAGTGGGGTGGCGACCCATGCACCATGCGGTGAAGAGCATGAGGAGAACGGACTTCATCGAGCCGGGTGGCAGCATGAGCATGAGGCGGTCGACGGAGCCTGCGTCCACGTCTTGGAGGGTGGCGGCAATGGCTTCGATGTGGCGCCCGTCCCGATAGTCGTTGCCATCTAGCATGAGGTGGGCAAGCAGCTTGACGAAGACGTAGAACTCTTCGCGCGCCTCCAGTATTGCTTTTTGGTGGAGGGCGTTTGCTAGTTCGGCTTTAAGCTCTAGGAGCTTGTCGTCTTTAGTGGATACGGAGTTTGCGCTCAATGTCCGGCTCTGCTTCCTTGAGGATGGCAGTCAGTTCGCTGATGCGGGTGTCGAGTTCTTCTTTGGAGTGGATCGTGCGATGCGTGATCTCTTTCTTCTCAACGAACATGCCCAAGTACTTGGCAAGGTTTTCCATGGCGCGGTTGGCGTTAGTGAAGTCGCCGGACTGCATGGCTTGGGTGGCGATGTCGTTGAACCATTTGACGACATCTTCGACGTTGATTTTCATGCGGGCTTTCTCCTCGATCTCGAAGGCTGTGACTAGGTCATGGAAGTAGGGGATGGACAGGTTCTCGTCTGCCATCGCCAAAAGGACGCGCGAGTTGTTGGTGTCATAGCCCGCGAGGCGCATGGCGCCGCATTTGTTGGTGCGCCCATTTAGGGCGTATTGGCGGGCAAATTCGACTTGCTTGGGGGTTAGGCGTTTGATTTTGGAGATTTTGTCCCAGTTCGCTTGCCAAGTTTCGCGCAGGTGTTCGCGCACATCGCGGATGGCTTTGACGTTGTAGGACTTGACGGTGCGGGCAGGCTTGTGGATATTGAGTTCACGAAGTTCGCGTCTATAGCTTGCCGCACGGTTCGATTGAGAAGGCGGGTTAGGACGCTTGGCTGCCGCCCGCTTCTCTGCTTCGACTAGGTATTTGGGTTTGGGTTTGGTGCTTCGCTTGGGTTCGTCACTCATGAAGGTGGTGCCTCGTCATCATCGCAACGCACGATGGACAAACGCGAGCGACCCTTCTGGCCTTCTTGAGCGTGGGTGACGCGGCCAGCATTAAAGAACCGCAAGCCATGACGTTCAAGGGCGGGGCGAATACGCTTCAGTTCGGCAGCAACGCCGTGTGATGTCTGAGGCAAACGCTCACGTGGTCCAATGTGCATTTCAAGTTGTCCAATCAGGTCGGAGTAGGTGCCTGAAAATTCCTTCTGCTTTTCCATCATCCGCAAGAGCGCGGAGGCCATGCCGTTGAATTCGAGCATTTGGATTTCGGCGTTGGAACGGTTGTTGCTATAGACTTGCATCAAGCGCCCTTCCGGCCAACCAAAAGCGTTTTCGGCGGCAACGGCCCACACGGCAAATGCGGACATACGTGGCTTTTCAGCCAGCACTACATTACCATAGTTTTGCGTAGCAATCAATGCCGCGTTCATGAGGGAGCCTAATAGTTTTGAGTGCAGCGTGCTAAAGGTTTCCCAGAACTCAAAGTCGTCGCGGCGTTGGCGCGGGTCGATGCGAGGAAGGTGGACGTGGATGGAGCGGTCCACAAGGTCGCCGCGTTCGACGACATCAGGAATACCGTTCATGGCTACGGGGCGGCAGACGCGCACGGCAGACTCTTCGGCGTTGGTGTAGAGCGCGCGGCCACCTTGGGCACCAGTGCCTGTGCTGATGACGCAGAGCGCGTCGGACATCTTGTTGGAGATGTAGGAGACGTTGTCGTAGGCGAGGATGAAGGAGTTGCGGACCATGGCCTGGAGGTCGCGTTGGTCTTCTGGCGGGGTACGCATGTCGAGAGCGTGCGGGTCGATGATGCGGCGCAGGAGGCGCAGGACGGTGGACTTGCCAGAGCCTTGCTCGCCCGATATGGTGAGGACCGGATAGGGACCTTCGGGGCGCATGCAGCCAAGGAGCCACGCGGTGAGGAGCATTAGGTTGTCGTCGTCGGCAGCGATGAAGCGGCGCAGCAAGGAGGGGAATTCGGAAGCGGGTGTGGAGAGATCGGGGTCGACGAGGGGCAGCATGCCCGCGCCGCGCAGAAGGCGGATGTGGGTGGGACCACCCGAGATGCGCTCGATGCCCGAGGAGGTGATGCACCACGCATCGTTGAAGTCGTTGCCGATGTCGATGTAGAGTTCGCCGACCTTGCCGCCGATGCGGATGGAGTCCTTGAGCTTGCGGCCCTGTGTGCGGACCCAATGCGAGAAGTAGGTCTGGGCCGTGTTCAGGAGGTCGCTGTTTGGGACGATGCTGATTTGGTCGACGCAGAAGGAAGTGAACCAACCCCGAAAGTCGCAATGGCCTGCGGGCGAAACGGACAGCGAACGACGGATGCCTCCCTCAGTGTAGTCAAGGAAGAGGCGCCCGTCTTCTGTGGTCCATGGCGACAGTTGCTGCTTGGCATCGTTGAGGAGTTGGATGCGGTTAGTTTTGTCGGACATGATGTGGCTCCTAGGTTAGGAGCGCAATATACTCGCGGGTGAGAAGCCTGTCAACATTCTCACCAAAGCTCACTGCGGCTCAACGGGCCAAGTGACGTCCCACGGGAAGCCGGGCTGAGAGGTGATGTCGCGCAGGGCTTGACGATAAACTGCCCACGCAAGATCGTCTACAGGTGCGTCCGAAAGCTGGGTCCAATCGCAGGCAGCAAGGCGGGCGTTGCGGTCAGCACGGACAGCAGCAGCTTGCTGGGCATCGAGGGCAGCGCAGGCTTCAGGAGGCAGGTCGACGGCAACGTAGTTGGTATGCCACTTGTCGCCGATCATGATGACGCCTTGCCGCACGACGGTTTGGTAGCGGGTAGCTACGGGGTAGGGACCTTCGAAAACGACGTCGCCGCCGAGACCGTTGATAGCCGATTCGGTCAGAGGGACGGGAAGGCTGGTGTTGGGGAACATGGCCCGGAACTCTTGCTCCGTCACAACTGCTCCGGTAGATTGAATGCGAATTTCCATGATGTCCTCTTACGCTATGGCCAGCCCGATGTAGGTGGCATTGTTTACGTTTAAGTTGAGAGTGGCATCTTGGTTTACAATAAAGCCACTGGAATCGGTATCCACTGCATCAATCGTTGTGACTTCTGCCGCAGTACTATTCAAATAAAGCGCCGGATCATTACCTGCAACTATGCCTCGGGCGCTATCGAAAACGGTCCAGTTCCCTGTAGAGTCTGTTCTTTTAATAAGGACAAAGCGCGCCCCACCCGTGAAGCCACAATTAATTGTTTGGCTTGAACCGTTGCCCGTATAACTGAAGACCTTGGATACGCCTGCGACTGTGGCGAAGAGATAGGCGATGTATGTACCCGCAGATTCATTTAAGCCGCTCCAAGTGCCTACAGAAAAGTTACTACTTGTAGGAGCGCCATTGTTCCACCACGCTGTACCTACACCAGTCAAAACAGCACTACTTTGATCTAACGACAAAGCTGAATCGGTTGGGTTGCTCAATCCTGCTGAGTAAACCCACCATTGCCTGTTTCCGAGGCTAGAGTTTCTGCCTTTAATAATCATCAACTCAGGCGCCACACCCAAGTTATGGCTTACTGTGCGCGCAACGCCCGTCCCCGTATAGCACACCACATCAAAGAAGCCGGGGGCGCGGCGGAATAGGTAATTGATGAAGGTGTTCGCAGAAGCATTGGTGATGGTGGAAGTTGTGCCAACTTTAACGCCATCCATCACATCCCAAGGATTAGCCTGCAAGATAGTTGTGCCAGCAGCAACTTCTGCGGCGGTGCTGGATGTGACTAGATAACCCGTGCCGGTAAGGCGCGAAGAAAACAGACTAGCTACAGCAGAACCACGGTTCTTGATCAGAACCGCATCATCTGTTTGACCACCGGTTACCGTAGCATTAGCGCCAGTACCAGTGCGCGCACTAAGACCAAACACACTCGTCCCCGTAGTCGGCGTCTTCATCGGGCCACGGCGGATGGCGATGTAAATGAAGCCAGCCGTATTTGCATTCCAAACTGTATATGCAACTCTAAATCCTGTATTAGTAATTAAAATTGCCTCCCCGCCTAATATGCTTTCTGCGTCAGAGGTGTTTGCAAGTAGCCAATTTGTATTTGATCCTACAGTAAAGCCGCGCATATTGTCTGCGATACCCCAGCCTGTAGTATCCGTGACTTGCGAAGTCCTTTTCACTAAAACAAACTGCGGCTCCCATCCAAGATTTATTGTTTTTGAATAGTTTGTAGTGCCGTCCCCAATGTAGTAACCACAGGTAATTACATCTTCAGTACCTGTTAGTCCAAAGCCTCCGGCGTTATTGGCAAACAAATACGCAACATAAGTTCCCCCATTAGCATTAACCGCAACATCAGTGCCAAGCGAAAAATTTGTAAGTGTGGCGTCAGTGTTGTTCCAGTAAATGGAATTTGCACCAACAAGATTAGTTGTATTCAAAAAAAGTACATTTTCGCCAGCTTTGGTTGTGCCAAAAGCGCCGGTCCCATTCGCATAAGTCAAAGAATTATGGTAAACAGCCCAAGCGCCAGTACTGTCCGCCCGTTTCACCATAATGCAGCCCGGCACAGAACCCAAATTATGCGCGATGGTCCGGTTAGCGCCCGTTCCCGTATAAGTCACAACATCAAAAAACTTCGCCTGCTTGCGGAAGCTCCAGGAGGCGTAGGTTGCGGCGCTGGTGTTGACCCTGGCAAGACCACCAATGTTGAAGCCGCTCGAAAGGAATACATTAAGACCGCCTACGCGGTATGTTGCAGCTTCTGTGGTATTTGACGCAAACCCAAAGGCAAGACCGCCTGTAAAGTTCGCAGTGTCGTACAGCGCATGGTCGGTTGCGCCGCTGCGGCCCTTAATCCAGACGAGGCCACCTTTGCCCGCCAGATCAATCCCATTCGTAATAGTTTGTGTCGCCCCCGTCCCCGTATAAAGATACGTCGAGAACACATCTTCGATGTAGTTGGCGGAAGAAGGCGTTACACCAAGATCGGCGCTAAACATACTTCGCCCTCACAGCGTATAGTTCTGGCCGACGACGCGACCAATCCAGTTGGTCCCATC